TGAGCTTATGAAGAGCAGCGAGAACTTCAGAGGAATGATCGAGCAGAAAGGCTTACCAGTATTGCTTGATAATGTTGACATTAAAGGCGGTCAGCAGCTTAAACAAATGTCTGAAGAATACATGCAAGAGATGGAACAAAAAGCCGCACAGCAACAAAATCCTCAGCAGCAAGTTCTACAAGCTCAGATGCAGATGGAACAAGAGAAATTGCAGCTTGAGCAGCAAAAAATACAGCTGCAAGCCCAGAAGCAGCAAGGCGATTTTATGATACAAATTGGCAAGCTCAAGCAAGAATCTGAAAAAATGGCAGAAGAAGCCATGATGATGCGAACCAATGCAGTTGTCAGGCTTGAAGAGGCACAGAACGAGGCTGATCGTACTGCTGCCGAACTTGCTATAAAAGAATCTGACCATCAGCTAAGGATAGCTGAGCATCAGATGGACATGATTAGTCGAAACTTTAATATCTAGGAGATATGAACATGAAAGATAAAGGTTATGCGATAAGCGCACAAAAAAAGACAGCAGGCAAACCAACAACAGGTGGCTCACCTAAGCATGCAATGATGAAGCCTAAAGTAATGAAATACGAAACCATGCACGACAATGGCAAAGGCGCGCACAACAAAAACATGTACAAAACTATGTCAGGCGACAAAAAATAACGATGGCTACACCGCGAAAAGGTAAAGCTAAAGTTAAGATCACGGCTACAGGAAAAAAGGTAAGCTACGGGCAAGCGGGTAAAGCTAAAGGCGGCGGTCCCCGCGTCAAACCTGGCACAAAGAAAGGCGATGCATACTGTGCACGCAGTCAGGGCCAGATGAAAAAGCACCCTAAAGCTGCCAAAAACCCTAATAGCCCGCTTAGGCTTTCACGCAAGCGTTGGAAATGCGCCGGCAAAAAGTCAAAAGTTTGACAACTATATACATTAAATGTATATAATGTTTTCATAGCTACGTGAGCTCAAACACGGATTTACTGCGCCACAGGTTAAATGGTCGGTACGTGTACGGACATGCGGATATACCAGGACTGGGTAAAAGTCAAAGAGGGAAATTATGACTGATAACGCTATGGATGGCGTAATTGCTGATGTCAGCAATGAGCCTATGGTTGAATCAACTCCTGAAGTAAGTGCGCCAGAAGTGGCACACGAGCCACAAGAGAAAATGATTCCTCAATCAAAAGTAAATGAGATCGTTCAATCGCGCTTAGCGAAAGATCGTGAAGCTTTGTCACGAAAGCAAGAGCAAGAAGTACAGCAAACTTACCAAGAGCCTGCGAGCACTGAGACTCCAGACATTGGTCAAGCTGTTGCTTCTGAACTTGATAAGCGACTGGCAGATATGCAGAGGCAACAGCAAGAAGCGCAAGCCAATGCTGAAGCGCAAAAGCTAATTGAGTCACTGCAAACTAAGATTGAGGCAGCCGCAAGTAAATATGAGGATTTTGAGGAGGTCACAAAAGAAGTGCCCTACACACAGTTCCCAGGTTTACTAGCTGCATCCAACTCCGTAGACAATGCCGGCGATGTTCTTTATCACCTTGGCAAGAATCCTTCTAAAATGCGCGAACTGGCCTCAAGCTTTCAGCCTGTTATTGACCCATACACCGGGCATCAGGTTGCTAACCCAATGGCCGCCGTTGCAATGAAGGAGCTCAGACAGCTTAGCGAGTCTATGCGCAATAATGAGCTTGCAAAGGAAAAAGGACGCCCTGGCGAACCGCTTAATCAGATCAGACCCTCTAACGTAAAAACCGACAGTGGGTCAAGCAGCATAAAGCAACTACGGTCTAAGTGGACTGTATAACTTAGTAGCTTAGCCACTGTTATAACTTTTTTATTATATAGAGGTTTAATACAATGGCTACTTCTGACAATATCTTGCAACAAGTGATTACCTATCAAGAGTCATCTCTTGCGTTGCTTATCAACCAAAACCCATGGATCGCTACTGCGAACAAAAAGTTTAACAACTTTCAAAACTTTGCAGGCAACTGCAACTTAGGCGACACCGTATCTTTTGACTTGCCTCCTCGTTTTGTTGCAAATTCTAGCTTAGTTGCAACTTTCCAAGGCGCTGAACAACGCGTTCAGAACTTGATTGTTGACCAAGCTGAAAACGTTGCTTACAGCTTTTCCGCTCAGCAATTCATCTTCAACGTTGATGATTATATGGATAAGTTCGGACGTGCAGCAATTAACGAACTTGGTTCACGCGTAGGTGAAAACATCGCGGAAAATGCTGTAAGCAACACCTACCGCACTTTCAATGTACCAGGTCCTGGCAGCAACGTAATTCAACCAATCAACAGCTACCAACAATACGCTCAAGCGTTGGCAAACTACCGTAACTTCGGATCGCCAAATGCAGAAGCTGAAGTTTATGTTTCTGATACCACAATACCATCGGTAGTAGGCTCAGGCTTAAACGAATTCGCGCTTAACCGTAACAACGAAATTGCTAATTCTTGGATGCTTGGCAAATTTAGCAACGCTGAATTCTATAGCAGCAACTTGTTGCCAATTCATACCGCAGGGACTGCTGGTAACGCAGGCGACGTCTTAACAGTTGATGCTATTGACCCAACAGGTACATTGCTAACATTGTCTAACGCTTCATCTGACATTGATACCTACAAAGATGGCGACATTATCACACTGGCTACTGCTGGTTATGATGCAGGCACAGTTGCAAACAGCTTGTTCTTCTTAGGCTTCACAGGTCATCAACAAACTTCACAATTCGTTCAAGTACGTGTTGTTGGTAACGTTGATTCTGTGGGTGGCGTAGCTACTGTACAAGTTTTCCCAGCATTAATTGATGATCCTACAAATGCTAACAGCAACGTTAACACTTCCGTTGTCGGCGCAGAAGCACGTGTATGTCCATCACATAGAGCAGGATTAATCGTGGCAAATAAGCCTTTATTTGCAGCTTTGCCTCAATTACCCGAAGAAACCCCTTTTCCCACGGGTAACATGGTTGATCCTGACAGTGGTGCATCTTTCCGTATGTACTACGGTTCTCTCTTCGGTCAAAACGAAAGAGGATTCGTTAACGACGTAATTTGGGGTTCTACATTAGTACCTGATTACGCGATGCGGATTGCATACCCACTCTAAGTTGAGGGCATAAGGATGATAACGCGGCAGCTAATAGCAAATGCTTATTACTTATCTGGCATCTTGTCTCGTGACTTTGAGACGATATCAGACACGCAAGCAATAGATGGCTTGGATATACTAAACGATATTTTAGCTGAAAAGTCTATTAGCTCCGCGTTGATTCCGTATTACACGCAAACAACCTATAACGGCACGCAGGGTGAAAAAGAATTTACAATCCCTGATCTTGTCAATGAAACTGATGTAACCTTCTTCATTGACAATGTCCGATATAGAATGATTCGAGATAGTCAACAAAGTTTTTGGGGCGATTCTCGGGTCGAAGATATAAGCAGTCTGCCCTTTCACTATTATAGTCAACGTGAAGTGGGTGGAATTCGGTTTTATTTGTATTTTACACCAGATCAAGCTTATGAGTTTCAAATCACCGGAAAATACAAATTGCAAAATTTAGATTTAGATACTGACACAACATCTTTATTAGATCGCTTTTATGTTAGTTATTTAAAATACAAACTCGCCAAAAGGTTGTGTGACTTTTACGGGCATCAATTCCCTGGACAACTAGAGCCAACGCTAAAAGGACTAGAATCACAACTTGATAAGATGGTAGGCGTTGATTTAACCATTAAAAAGCCAAGTAACTTTTCACGCGGTGGTAATTTTAGTTATGGCCAAGCTAACCTTGGCAAAGGTTGGGAGCCATAATGCCAAACTTTGGGAACATTCAACCATCAACGCATGACGTTGGCATCATCGGGGGTACTACGTTTGCACGTTACCCAGATATGACAACGGAAGAGACTTTTAACATGATGGTCTCAGGCATTGATAGCAAAACGCCAGCACTGGTTGATTTTGCAGGATATGAAGAGGTTCTCGATTTTAGCGTAGGCGAAGCGCGTGGAATCTTTCTAAGTACAAGGCTAAATGAATTAGTCGCTGTGTTTGGCGATACTGTTTACACGGTAACAAGCTTCTTAGGCTCAAGAGAAGTCGGTAGGCTCGACTCAACTAATGGACCTGTCCATATTACTGAAAACTTTGCCAATCAGATTGCAATCGAAGATGGCCGGGACATTTGGATTTACAACTATGAGACGCCAAGTTTTACAAAAGCACCGATTGATTTCATACCCGTTTATATTGACTTCCAAGACGGTTACTTTATTGCAACGGCTGATAATGGTAAGTGGTACCTATCAGCGTTAAGCGATGGCACGTTGTGGGATCCGCTAGACAACCAATCTTTGCAAACAAAGGCAGACATTTTACAAGCCGCAGTTGTCAGGGATCGACAAGTCTGGATTATGGGTCAAAAAGCTAGTGAGATCTGGATGGACCAAGGGTTACCTCCTCCGCTATTTCCCTATGTTCGTGAAAACAGTTTGGCGATTGATTATGGTGTGCTGTCACGCGAAACAATAGCCGAAGGTTTTGGCATGGTCGTATGGCTTGCTAAAAACGAGAAATCAAACCCAACAATTGTTTACACGACTGGTAACTTGCCAATTCATATCAGTACTGAAGGTTTAGACTTTAAGCTGAGCGAATTTGAAAACCCAGAAGATAGCTTCGGGTTTCTATATCAGATTGACGGACATGTTTTTTATCATCTGACGTTTGTTACTGATAACTTTAGTATCGTGTACGACTTCACAAGTAAAATGTTTTTTACCCTAACAGACGAGAATCGCAATAAGCACATAGCGAAAAGCGTCGTGCGTTTTGGAAACAAACTTTATTTTATTAGTTTCAATGATTCAAAGCTTTATGAAATGAGCACGAATATTACGACATATAACGGCAAGGTAATACCACGGGCTAGGATTACAAAGAGATTTAGAACGCCAAGAAATGAAATATTTATTGTTAACCGCGTTAACGTCCAGATGGAGCAAGGCCAGAGCGACCCACCAGGGATCGTTACGCTGTCAATAAGCAAAGATGACGGCGTTAATTACGGCATTGACGTTTCGCAAGATTTAAAACCATTAGGTGTTCGCCGAGGTCAGGTTGACTTTTGGCGACTTGGTAGGTGCGACAATATTACCTTTCAGTTTCGATTCTGGGGCAAAAACCGTTTTGTTGTGACTAACTCAACGATGGATATATACGCATGAAAACGCCAAACGTACCGAACGCAAATTTTTTACAAGGTCAAAACATGATTTCTCAAGTTTGGTTGTCATTTTTTCAAAACTTGATTACCCAATTACGAATCAATTTTAACGATTCTGGTTATAAGTTCCCTTTTTTAGATGATGCGAGTATTGCGCAATTAACAGGTGACGAGAATATTGGCAAAATTGTTTACAACAGTACTACTAAGCGCATGATGGTTAACAATTCTGGTATATTTGTAAATATACTAACATAAGTTCAAGGAGTTTTTTGATGGATGACACACTAGCAAAATATTTGGGGCCGATGGCCGTTGGTGGCGCTTTAGGGTCTCTATTTGGTGGTCAAGAACCAGACTATAGCGGAGTTGAGTCACAACTTGAGCAAATACCTGGAACTATAAGTCCATATTTTCAGCCTTATATCCAAGCAGGTGAAGAAAGCTTAGGCGGCCTACAGCAACAACTAACTGGTTTGTTGCAAGACCCAGGCGCACTCATGCAGGCATTAGGCGCTGGATATCGCACAAGCCCAGGTATGCAACAATCGATGATGCAGGCAACAGAGGCCGCTAACAGAGCCGCAGCAGCAGGCGGACAGTTAGGTAGCCCTGCTGAGCAACAAGCGCTTGCAAAACAAATTTATGGTATGGGCGAGCAAGATTACGGCGACTATTTAAATCGCGTTTTAGGTTTGTATGGCACAGGTGTAAGCGGTTTATCTGGCTTAACACAATTAGGTGCTGGCATGGGTCGCGGATTGGCTGAAGATTTAGCGCAAGCTGGTATGAGTCGAGCAGGATTAGAAGAGGCTAAGATGCAAGCAGAGCAACAATCACAAGCCGGCTTGATGGGCGGCTTAGGCAGTTTGCTTGGTGCTGGAGCAAGCTTGTTTTTATAAGGAGATAAAACATGGCTATAGGTGTAATGCGTTTTAAACCTCTGACAATGGCACAAGCAAGCCCTGGTTATTTTGGTTTGCAAAATCTTCAACAAGGTTTGATGCAAGGTTTGAAGATGCAGCAAATAACTGAGCAGCAAAAATTAGCGCAAAATGTATATGATCTTAAAAAACAAACTTTAGCACAACAACTACAAGATCAAGCAACACGCAGAAAAATGGCAGATCAACTTTTTCCTGTGCCGGAACAAGTGTATTTACAACAATCTGGCCAAACAACAGCACCTTTAAAACCTGAAGACGCTGTTATGCAAACGGAAGAACAAAGACAACAAATGGCAAAGCAACTAATTGCACATCAATTAGCAAGTGAAGGCAAAACAGAACAAGCAGCAAGATTACAAGGTTTATTTCCTGAAAGCAAAACAGCTTACGAAAGAAACGCTATAGCAATGGGGTTAAAGCCTGGCACTACTGAATTTCAACAAGCAATTGAAGCCATGTCAACAAATAGACTAATACCGGCAAAACAAAAACAAGCTATATACTCTGCTCTTGAGGCAGACTCATTAATACAAAGCGTTGATGAAGAAAATGGCATCGAAATGATGTCGTCATTTTTAGGTGCAGCAGGAGAAGCTCGTCAACTAGCGGCTCAAGCCGCAGGTTATTTCAGTGGTAAAACAGACCCAGCTTATGCGTATTATAAAAACTTTTTTAACATAAAAGTCCCAGCTATTACTGGAAGTATAAGAAGTAATTTAGGTGAAACTGCTACTGATAGTTCGAATGAAAAGGTTGAAAATTTAGTTAACGTAATGAAAAACTCAAATACGTATGAAGAAGCACAAAGCGCATGGAAGCAGTTGAAAAAAATACAAAAAATTGCGAAATCTGTTGCTGGACTAACACCATTAGAAGCAAGAAAAAAAGTACAAGAAATTGAGAAAATGCAGCCAATTGCAGCGCAACCTAGAAAAACTGAACCAACCAGACAAGGGTTGCTTGAAAACTATAGTGATATGGTTAGTGCTGCACAAAATAATGTTCCACGTGGAGCAGAAAGTAATCAAACTCAGCAATACACTCGAGAGCAAATAATTGCTGAGAAAAAACGTAGGGCATCCTTGAAGGGAGGTTTTTAATGCAAGGCATACAAAATCTAAGTGATGAAGAATTAGATAGATTGTTAGCTGAACAATCCACAGCTGTTGGTGACATAACAAAAATAAGCGATCAAGAGTTAGATAGCATGCTTGCACAACAACAACAAATGCCAACTTCTGCAACCCAACAACCTATGCGCGTTGGCGATATCCCCTCAAAGCAAATATTAAGCCCTCTACCGGGCGAAGTAGTTGGACCATCTGTTATTACTGATGAATTGAAAAAAGGGCTTCTAGGCGGCTTAAATTGGCTTACAGAGGCACCAGGAAGGTTAAAAGCTTTTAAACAGCTCCCTACTAGCGAAAGATTGAAAATTCTTGGGCAAAAAACAGAAACCGCAGGCGCCGGCGCTCTTGAAGGGCTGCTGGGTGTTGGTGCTGGTGCATCAAAAAAAATGTCGCAGCTCGTCGATCTTATAGCCGGTACAAAATTAGCGCAAGATACGCCTTATGTACATTTGCCAGAGCGTGAACAAAAGTTAATGGCACAATATCCTCTAACCGCATCGCTCGGCAAAATTGGTGGGGAAAGTGTGGGACTAGGTGCACTTGGACTTGGCGGGATTACAGGGCTTGGGGATATCACAGCTGAAAAAATACTTGCTACACAAGCGCCTCGAGCCCTTAAAATGCCAGCAGCATTAGCCAGTAGAATGGCAGGGCAAGCAGCAGCTGGAGGCACAGCTGGGGCAATTTTGCAGCCTGATGAAGATTTGAAAAAAGCGTTTGTTGATAACGCTTTGCTAGCTGCAAAAATTCATGGCGGCGCTGCTGCGGTTAAACATTTTGGGCCAAAAGTTTTTAAAACTGCAATTGGCGCAAATGCAACGCCAGAAGAAATGCAAAAAAATATTAATGCGGTTAAAACTCTGGGCATTGATAAAATAACGCCTGTTGGTTCAATTGTAGAATCGCCACATGCCAAAGCTTTATCCTCTTTGAATGCTGCAATACCAGGATCGGGGCAAGCGAAAGATATGATGCAAGCTGGCAGGGCAATACGCGACAAAACAAATCAAAGCATAGATATATTAAAACACGGCCTTGCACCAAATTATGAAAATGAAGAAATTTTAAAAAGCTCAATTAAAACCGCTAAAGAAACAGAATCTAAAAGAATTGCAGAAGCGGTTGAGGAAAATAAACCTGTTGAGGAATTAATTACAAAAGATTCAAAAAGCTTTATTAACGACGTACGAAAAGGCAGGGTATTAGAGAAAAAAATATCAGAATCATTATACGAAGATTTAGAAACAAAAGCAGATAATGCGGGCGCCAAATTACAAAAAAATGAAATTCATCAAGTTTTTGATAAGCTGCAGGCTGATGTAAAAGATTCAGATTTAGAAAAAGACATAGATATAAAAACAATCTTGCCGCAACTAAAAGTAAAAATTTCGGATTACATTAGAGGAACATACACAAAGCCAGATATGACTTATCGTGAGGCGTTAAAATTAAGAAAAAGAATCAATAAAGGGTTAAGGAATAGCAATTCTGATCAAGCAAATAAAATAGGCATATTAAAGACCGCGAAAGATGCCCTAGACAAAGACCTGGAACAGTCTGCAATCAATAGCAACAATCAGTCAATTATTGATGCACTTGCAAAAGCTAATGAACACTATAAAAACAATGTTGCACCGCTAGATACAAGAGATGTATTAAAGTTTATCAACTTAGGTGAGTACCCCAGTAAATTTATAGGCGCATTTCACAAGCAAGGCGACTTTGGCACACCTGAATTGTTAAATAAAGTGACTCAATATTTGTCGGCAGAAAATAAAGGAAAATTTGCCTCACACTTGATTACAAAAAGCGCAAGAGAATTGGGTGATGATATAAAGAGCAGCACTGCTAAAAATTTAACGCAATATTTTAAATTGCCAGATGGGACCAAACGAACATTATTGCGCGACTATCCAGAAGTTAAAAAGACGCTTGATGCCGCTGTGACCGCTAAAGACTTATACGGCATGGACTTGCATCAAATGTTAAACCCACAAACCGGGAACGTAGCGAAAAAAATTGCAGGCTGGGTTGCGGTAGCTGGACCATCAGCAGGTGCAGGTACGGCCGCGGGAATAAAAGGCGCAGGATTGATTGCCGGATTAGGCGCTAGTGCAAAAGGGGCGCTATTGCCAATAGCCGCTGGTCAAACTTTGAGGCGAGCAATGCGCTCGAAAAAGTTTAAAGATTGGTTAATAAAACAGCCAGAGGCATATCAACGCAATTTTTATAAAGCGTTGCCTTTTGTGCCAGGATATGGCGAAAAGGATATAGAAAATGAACGATAGAATACATATTGACCGCCCTACCCTAGTAGGGGGGGGTAAAAAAAAGGTTTAATGTAAGAGGGCAGGGTTGCTCTGAATAAAAGTTTTACAAGGAATGAAAACATGGCGCAAAATATATTTCAATTTCTTCTTGAGCCAAGCTTGCAAGAAATGTTCAGAGATAAAGACACTGGATTACCTTTGAACAACGGTAATATTACTTTTTACAAAGATAATGACCGAACTTCTACCGGATTGAAACCCGTTTATAAGCTGGCAGGCACCCCTTCTGATCCTGTTTTTGAAGCCCTGCCCAACCCACTACCATTGACCGGTATTGGCACAACATCTGACGGATTCGGAACAGACACAAAAGTATATTACAACCCTTATGATGATGAGGGTAATCCCGAACTCTACTACATAGAAGTTCGTAGCCAGACCGGTGTTTTACAATTTACGCGTGAGGGTTGCCTGGCCCAATTCTTGTTGAT